CAAAGAATGAAACTAGCAATCGCATCAGATCTACACTTGGAGTTTGAAGCTATTACATTAAATAATACTGAGAACGCTGATGTGCTTATCCTTGCAGGTGATATATGCGTAGTTAAGCATCTTCAAAAATATCAATACTTAGATTTTTTTAAGAATTGCTCAGAGCAATTTAAACATGTGCTGTATGTTGTGGGTAACCATGAGCATTATAACTATATGTTTAATGATACAGTAAACGATCTAAAGGAAACATTATCAATATGGGAGAACATCCATGTATTAGATAATGAAACGTTTCAGTTAGAAGATAAGACATTTATTGGCTCTACTCTATGGACAGACATGAATAATGAAGATCCTATGACGATGAACTCTGCTTTATTTTCAATGCCTGATTTTAGGATTGTCAAGTACTTTGATGGTGTAAACTATTATAAGTATACACCTGAGCAATCCACAAAAGAAAACAAAAAGAGTCTCGAGTATATTAAACACGCATTGAGCAACTCTAAAGATTGTGTAGTGATAACGCATCATAGTCCATCTGAAAATAGTTGTCATCCTAAGTATAAGCATGAAACTCTTATGAATGGCGCATTTCATAATAAGCTTGATTACATGATGGAGCTTAGCGATAATATTAAACTATGGGTACATGGTCATACACATGATGAGTTTGATTATACAATTGGAATAACCCGTGTTGTGTGTAACCCTCGTGGATATCCACGAGAAAATCAGCACGGTTCTTTTAAATTAAAATATGTGGAGGTATAAGTGAAGATTAAATTAGATATTAAAGAGATACCTGACGAAGTTTATAACGCTCTTCTTATGGAGTTTGTTAAGAAGGCAATCATTGAAGGTATTGATGTACCGCGAGGAGCTAAGGTCGAGGATTGGAATTTAACTGCGGAATTATTAATTCCAACGGTGCATTAATGTATTCCTACATCTTAGTCATAAGTATGCTGGTTCATGGAACACCGAAAGAGATAGGTAGAGAGCCATGTTACGATCTACATGCTTGTAATGTAAGAGCTGATGAGATCGAGCATGATTACGGATCCAAAGGCATATATAATGTTATCATCGAATGTAGACGTGAGATGAAATGAACCACTTCATTGAAAGCTTCATAGATGTTGGTAGTGGTTTCCTTTTGTCACTGCTCATACAGATAATCATATTCCCATGGTTCGGATTACACCCAACTATTTGGGACAGTATGGGCATCACGTTGATATTCACAGCGGTCAGCATCATTAGGTCTGCGCTGTGGAGACATTATTTTAGGAGAAGCAAATGAATGAATATCGAATAAAAACATTTAAGTCGAGACTTAATAAATTAGGTATAGATGTAACCTTTGCGGCCAATTACCCTTGGATTTATTTTAATACAATTAATGGTAAAAAAGTTACAGGAACATTTCATGCTGATCATGGCTGGACTGCATTTTTTAGTCCTGTTGAAATACAGGGCAAAGTTAAATTTAGTGATAGACGAGAAGTATTTAAAAAGGTAAGGAGCATGCTATGAAAATTTATATGAATAAACCAAAAGATAGTTGGATCTCTCCATATGAAATTGTTGAGAAGGTAATCTTTTGGCGTGAGATTGACTATGACGAACCATTAGTTGAAAACATAATCAAGTACGCAAAACTTGGTTGGTTCTGCTCAGTCTTATTTGATATTAGACGTATCTTTGAACGAGATATTCAGTATATTAAAATAGACAAATGGGATACATGGTCGATGGATAGCACTCTTACACCTATTATCTTGCCTATGCTTAAGCAACTTAAGAAGGACAAGCATGGTGCACCACATGTTGATAACAAAGATGTTCCTACAAACTTAAGAGATAAACGTAAAGTACAATCAAAGAATGGTGAGACGGACAAGAATTATTTTAAACGCTGGGACTATGTGATGGATCAGATGATATGGTCATTTACAGAGTTAAGTAAAGAAGATTGGGCTGCACCATTCTGGACAGGTAAAGTAGATCAAAAATGGGTTAAATTACCTAACGGTAACGTTGAAATAAAAAAGGGTCCTAAGCACACATTGAAGTTCGATAAGAAGGCTCATGATAAACATTGGGCTCGTATTCAAAATGGATTAAACCTTTTTGGAAAATACTATACCGCATTATGGGATTAGAAGAATTATGGAGTCAACTCTATGAATTCTATGGAGAACGACTAGCACACCCTGATGTAGAGCCACGCAGATTTGCTTGGCAGCTTAAGATTTTTAAACACGTAAAAAAGATAAATAATAATGGACAAAATCCAACTCAATAAACTCCCACAAGGAAAAGCAATGGAATTCAAACAAAAAGACGAAGTGATCGTCGTCGATGAAAAGATCACCACAGTATTTGAGGCAAAACAAGTCAAGACTGAAACAGTGAATGACTATCCATGTGGTCCCAAAGACCCAGTATGTAGCAAACGCTGGCTGGAATCACTTTCAGACTGCGCTTAATAGTACGATATAACCTATAGTAATCGCTGTCCTGGGCGCTCCCGGGCACACCCAAATAAAAGCCCAATGTAATCAAAGACTTATATATTATGCAAGTTATTGATCCATATAGACAATTTAATTTTAGCTGGCCTATGTACATTAATTCATCAGTTTGGTATAATGGTTCTATATTAATAAGGAGAGAGATTAATGCAAAAAGTAATAGTAAGTCAATTTGGTGAAAAGTACTTAGTCCCAGCAGAACATGCTGCTAAGTTCAACCGTAGAACAGAACTTGTAATCTTTGCAATGGATATCGAAAAGGCCATCGCTTCAGTTCAAGAACCTTCAAACCTCAAAAAAGTCCTAAGAGAAACGATGGAACAAATCCGTCGTCTTAATCGTAGGATCCCTGCTGGTTGTGCGGAGGTGTTAAGATGAGAACATCTAAAAGCTATGTAATGACAGTCGATGTCAATTCAGTTGCTGATATGGAAAAGCTAAACATCATCAAGCAAGCTGTAGCAATCACAAACGAAAATCGTACTAATAAGAAACGCGTTGTGCTTCGTGGTCGTAAACCACTAGTTAAGATGCCTACACCATCTGGTTATTACCATCGTGGTTCATTCAATCCAGTTTCATACGATTGGGCTGGTAACATCGTGGGCGGTATCAAGAACGCAACTAAACTTGATGTCTACATCTATAGGAGATAACATGTCAGTCACACAAGTAAACAACGCAAAAGTAATCACAGAATTCGTAGACGATCACTCAGGCTTTTTCACTGATGATGTCATAGATATGATAAACGAAAGACTCACTGAAATATTCAACGATGAAGGCATCAGTGACTATGACGTTCAAGTAGAGATAGCCGATGCACTTATGAAACGTATTGGTCAAAACTTACAACTTACACCTGAAGAGTGGATTTAATGGAAGTATTTGATATATTAGAGGATCTTGCTGCTAACGCTTCACGTAACTATAAGATCGCAAAGCTTGAAGAGCATAAGGACAATCAAGTCCTACGCGAAGTGGTTCGATTAGCATTAGATCCGTTTACACAGTTCTACATTAGAAAGATTCCAAAGTATGAGGCGACTGGGAGTGGATGCCTTATGCAAGCAATGGATCAACTGTTTGAGTTAAGCAGTAGGGCCGTAACTGGTCATGCTGCAATAGAACACCTCACACAGGTCCTTACTTCACTCTCTCCGAAAAATGCCATGGTACTTGAACGTATCATAGCTAAGGACCTGCGATGCGGTGTATCTACTGCTACAGCCAATGATGTTTGGCTTGGATTAGTCGTTGACTATCCATGTATGTTAGCATCCCAATATGAACAGAAGCTGGTTGATAAGATGAAGTGGCCAGCATACGTACAGTTAAAACTTGATGGCATGAGGTTTAATGCCGTCGTTCGTGATGGTCAATGTGAATTCAAGTCTCGCAACGGTAAGACGATCGACTTGTTAGGTAACCTTGAACAAGAGTTTATAGATAAGTCAAATGGACGTGATTGTGTATTTGATGGTGAGTTACTCGTATACGACGATAGTGGCTTTCCATTAAACAGACAAACAGGAAATGGTATCCTTAACAAAGCGTTAAAGGGTACGATATCAGCAGCTGAAGCAGCTATGGTTAGAGCCACGGTGTGGGATTATATTCCTTATGCATACTTCATAGATGGTGAATGTCCTGTAGAATATGAATATAGGATGGATGAGTTATATCCACCATCTGAAAAGATATCAATAGTGCCTAACTTCATAGTCAATAACATTGAGGAAGCACAAGCTAAGTTTAAAGAGTACTACGATATCGGTGAGGAAGGTATTATCCTCAAGGATCCAAAAGCATTTTGGGAAAATAAAAGATCTAAGTCTTTGATTAAGTTCAAAGGTGAATTAGAATGTGATTTAAAGATCGTCGATGTTGAAGACGGCACAGGAAAGTATGAAGGTATGTTAGGAGCCCTCGTCTGTGAATCAGAGGATGGCATTATTAAAGTTAAAGTAGGGAGTGGATTTAACGATGAAGATCGCAAGAAGATTAAAAAGCAAGATGTCCTCGGTAAGGTGGTGGCTATCAAGTACAACGCTCGTATTAGGAGTAAACACGAAGATGAGAGTTTATTCCTCCCAATCTTTGTGGAGATCCGTGAGGACAAAGATAAAGCAGATTCGTCTGGGGGTATAAAATGATTTTAGAACATGATTTTTTAGACCAACCACCAAAACATAAAACACTTTGGAGGTTATGGGCAAAAGCATTAGGTGAGAAAGCATCTGAGTGTGATGATGAAGCAGATAGTGTGGCGTTATTTAGGACTATCATAGCAGTCATTAATCTTATCACATGTATATTCATCATAGCAGGTATATTGAGGCATTGGTAGCATAAATATAAAACCTACTTCAATAAGGAGCGATCATGAAATATCTGACGCTTTTACTATTGCCTTTGGTTGTATATGCAGCTGAGGCGCCTGATGAATATTTGGTCTATCAATACAATGAGAATGTACGAATCGTCTTATCAAATAATGAGTGTCATAAACAATATGGTGGTAAGAGAGCTGCAGCACAAAGGATTGACAAGCATTATCTTAAAGGATGCTGGATTAATGACCAAACCATCAAGGGTAACATCAAGATCCAATGGATTGGTGGAGATTCATCTACATTCCCTGCCACAAACTTCTATCCCGTCAAGGAATAAGTGTACATTAAATAACTTTGGTGGTATAATTATATCATGAGTAGATTCTATACAAACGTAGTCAAGTACGGTAATTCTCTATTGCTCCGTTATGTCAATAACGGTCAAGCATTCAAGAGTAAAGTGCCTTACCGTCCCACATTATTCGTACCTAAAAAAGATGGTGATTCTGATTGGCATACATTGGAAGGCACACCAGTGTCTCCTGTTAAGTTCGAATCCATCAAAGAAGGCATGGAATATGTAGAACGCTATAAAGACGTGGAAGGCTTTACATTCCATGGTCAAACGCAATTCCAATACCAATACATCACAGAGACTTATCCTAAGACCATAAACTGGGATAAGGATATGATCAAGCTATTCTCAATCGACATCGAGACTGCAACTGAGAATGGTTTTCCAAACGTATCTGAAGCAAACGAAGAAGTATTGCTTATCACTATTAAAGATAACCATCACAAACAGATCGTAACTTTTGGTTCTCGTCCATACATGACTGATCGTAAGGATGTAAAGTATATGCACTGTAAAGATGAATCAGACTTACTCAAGATGTTCGTCGTATTTTGGTCTAACAACTATCCTGATGTGGTCACTGGTTGGAACATCAATGCATTCGATATACCATACCTTGTCAACCGGATCCGTCTTGTACTAGGTGATGAATATGTCAAACGTATGTCTCCATGGGGTATAGTTAACGATAAGAAAGCTTATGTGGGTGGTGGTACATCGATCCAATCATATAACTTTGTAGGTATATCAGTCTTAGATTACCTCGACCTATATAAGAAGTTTACCTATACAAACCAAGAATCATATAAGCTTGACTATATCGCAAGCGTAGAACTCGGCAAGAAGAAGCTTGAGAATCCTGAGGATAACTTCAAAGACTTCTACACTGATCATTGGAAAACATTCGTAGATTATAACATCCACGATACTGAACTCGTCGATGAACTCGAAGATAAGATGAAGCTCATTGAACTTGTCTATACTCTAGCTTATAGCTCTAAGATCAACTATGAGGATGTATTCTCTCCTGTACGGATGTGGGACTGCATCATATTCAATTACCTGTATGAACGTAACATCACGATCCCTCTCAAAGAGGATAATGGCAAGTCAGAGGTATTTGAAGGTGCTTATGTTAAGGATCCACTCGTTGGTCCTCATAAATGGGTTGCATCATTCGACTTGAACTCACTGTATCCACACCTTATCATGCAGTATAACATGTCACCTGAAACATTAACTGATACTCGTATCGATATAAACGTGGATAAACTATTAGCTAAAACGCCGATGAATGTACCAGTCGGTCTATCAACATCAGGTAATGGTTGGTGCTACACAAAAGATAAGAAAGGTTTCTTACCAGCACTGATGGAAGAGATGTACAACAACCGTTCTAAGTTTAAGAAGCAGATGTTAAAAGCTGAACAAGAGTACGAACATAACAAAGATCCACAGTTGGTCAAAGACATCTCACGTCTCAAGAACCTACAGATGGCCATGAAGATCGCATTGAACTCAGCTTACGGTGCGATCGGTAATAAGTACTTTAGATACTATGATCTACGTATCGCAGAAGGCATCACACTGTCAGGTCAACTAAGTATTCGATGGATGGCTAACAAGCTTAATCAGTTTATGAACAAGACACTCAAGACTGATGACAAAGACTATGTGATCGCTATCGACACCGATTCGATCTATCTATCACTCGAAGATCTAGTTGAGAAGGTGTGTGCAGGTAAAACACCTGAAGATAAGATTAAGTTTATGGATAAGACATGTGAACAGGTTATCCAACCATTCATTGATGGTGGGTATCAAGAACTCGCAGAGTACATGAATGCCTATGCACAAAAGATGTCGATGAAACGCGAAGTGTTGGCAGATAAGGCAATATGGGTTGCCAAGAAACGATATGTGTTAAATGTACATAATTCCGAAGGAGTACAATATGCGAAACCTAAGATTAAAGTTATGGGCCTTGAAATGGTCAAATCGTCGACACCTGCTGTCGTACGCAAGAAACTCAAGGATGCACTTGAGGTCATCTTGCATAAGGACCAAAGTGCACTTCAGACGTTCGTCAAAGAATTCAAGAAGGATTTCCAGAAACTCTCTATCCCTGATGTGTCTTTTCCTAGATCGGTATCTTCCTTAAAAGAATACAGCGGCACACCGATATACAAGAAAGGTACACCGATCCAAGTTCGGGGTGCACTACTGTTTAACCACTACCTCAAGATGAAAGGCTTAACACGTAAGTATGAGCCTATCACTAATGGAAACAAGATCAAGTTTGTGTACCTACGTACACCAAACCCTATCAATGAGAACGTCATCTCGTTTAATAGTGTATTACCATCTGAGTTTGGTCTTGATGACTATATAGATTATGATCTACAGTTCGAGAAGGTATTCCTCGATGCACTAAACATTGTTATTGATCCGTTAGGATGGCATGCTGAAGAGAAAGCTTCTCTTGAGTCTTTCTTTGGTTAGTATCAATGGATGTATAGCTTTAAATCCTGGTACAATTGAAGCTATTAAGGTAGCATCTGAAGTAAAGACAGTGGGTGATGGATTATCATCAGTGTCTACAGGTAAGACATTGACTGACCATGCAATAAGTAAGATAGTAGATAAAGATTGTAGTACGTTTCACATGTTTCAACATAAGAATTTTTGTAGAGTAAAGGTAAAATATGAAGTGCGATATATGCAAAAAAGAAGTAGACAAGAATTGTCAGTGGAAGCCATGCAAATTATTAATTCACTTAAAGAAAAGAAAGGCAAGTAAATGAGTTACAACTGGGCAAAAGATATGAGTGACATGCACCATAAGTTTGGTGTAAAAGAAGTTGTATCAAAGATGGATGCTAATAAGTTAGCAGAGTTCCTTGAGTTCCGCATCAAGTGTTTACAAGAAGAACTTGATGAACTTAAAGCAGCAAAGAACGGTGATGATGCGGTGGATGCATTGATCGACTTATCTGTGTTTGCTATAGGCACATTGGATTTATTTGATGTACATGCTAATATGGCATGGGATAAAGTGTATACGGCAAATATTACTAAGGAAGTCGGTATTAAAGCATCAAGACCAAACCCACTAGGTTTACCGGATCTTATTAAGCCTAAAGGCTGGGTTGCACCTACTCATGTTGGTAACATCGGATTATTTGAAAAGATCTACGATTGAAATTTAATAGATCAAAACTAGACCAGCAATTATTATTAGCTCGAGCTGAGGCAGAGGCTAGTAAGATAGTTGTTAAAGACAAGACTGGTAGAAACTACCAACAGATCCTTGAAGCATGCTTATACGGTCAAGCAGCAGAGGTATACCTACTATCGATAGGATACATCGATGATACTAGACCATATAAAGATCTATTTGAACCCGATGATACGCCTATTGAGGTTAAAGTTACACAACATATAGGCAATGTACCATACATATTAGATAGGTGTGCAGAACGTATACAAGAGTCATGGAGGACGCATCCTACTCGTGTCTATATATGGATCAATGACAAAGAATCAGATGACTATGAATTGAATGGGATCTATGATTGGAATGGTAGAGGTTGGGTTAAAAAATAATTTTACTTTATATATTAATTGTGGTATTATGTATCTATAACATGGGAGTTATATTATGAAACAGTATTCAAGACCGTCAGCAAACATCTTATTAGAAGCTGCTGATATCCAAGAAAAGAAAGGCAATGACTATAACAATGCCTCAAGTCGTGTGCAACAAGCCGACTACTATGAGCATGGTGTATGGACATTGCTTGACATCATCAAAGCAAAATACCTTCGAATGGTATCTGTATTAGAAGCACAAGAAGCCGGTGGTAAACCTAACTATGAATCAGTTGAAGACTCTGCTCTTGACATGATCAACTATGCATCCTTTGTGGTTGCATATTGTCGTGGTCAAATCCCTGGTCAAGATCCTGATAAGGATATCTTTAATAAACCAAAGACTATTAAATTTCCAAAACATGGAGCAGGTCAATGAGTACAGTCTATGGTGTAAGTAATATTAGAAACATCTTTAAAGAGAAGTTAAAGATGGGGGACTTCGTTACTGATAAGACTGGTGTCAAGACAGTTGAGATCATAAACGCAGCATTCTTTGCTAATGAACCATCAATCTTTGGTACAGTCAATCATGACTATGTAGAAAGAGAATTAGAATGGTATAAGTCAATGTCACTTAACGTTAATGACATCCCAGGTGGACCACCAGAAATCTGGAAAATGGTTGCAAACCCTAATGGATATATCAACTCAAACTATGGGTGGTGCATCTATTCGCAACAGAATGGAGATCAATATGAGAACGTACTTAATGAACTCATAAAGAACCCACTATCTCGTAGAGCTACAATGATCTATAATCGTCCTACTATGCATGATGATTATAACAAAGGTGGTATGTCAGACTTTATGTGTACTAATGCAGTGCAGTATCTTATCAGGAACAATAAAGTAAACGCATTGGTCTATATGAGATCAAATGATGCCGTGTTTGGTTATAAGAACGATTATGCATGGCAAAAACATGTATTGGAACAGCTAGTAATAGACTTAAGAAACGAATGGTTAGAAACACTTGAAATTGGTGATATCTATTGGAACGTAGCATCTCTTCATGTTTATGAAAGGCATTTTAAGTTCATCGATGGCGATCAATAAATGGTATAAGCGATACCTCAAGCTTGCAAAAGAAGTAGCTACATGGTCAAAAGACCCTAACACACAAGTTGGTGCAGTGGTAGTTGGATCAAAGGGTCAGATCTTATCTCAAGGCTATAATGGTTTTCCAAGAGGTATAGCTGATTCAAATAAAAGATTAAGTGATAGAGAACTAAAGCTATCATTAATTGTACATGCTGAGATGAATGCAATATATAATGCTACATACTCAGGCGTATCATTAGACGGTTCAACCATATTCATTCATGGTTTACCAGCATGCTCAGAGTGTGCAAAGGGTATCATCCAAGTAGGGATTAAGAAAGTAGTAGTATCAAAACAGTGCATCGAAGCTAGGCCACATTGGAACGATTCATGGAAAAAGTCCATAGCAATGTTTGCTGAAGCTGGTGTTGCAGTATTTGTAATCAATGAGGAGTAATCATGGCGCAACCAGGCAAAGGCGGTAAAGTTCATCCAGGAAAAAGACACAATAATCCTGATACATATAAGAACGGTAAACCTCGTATCAGAGGTTATAACCTAGCAAGACTAACAGCGTTGTTAGAAAAGACTGCAGCAAAGAAAGAGAAACGTAAGATCCAGAATCAAATTGATAGAAAAACAAAATAAGGAAAAATCATGGGATTATTAGATAAGATCAGAAGTAACTCAACGATCAAGGACTCGGAAGTATTATCCAAGTCTAAGTTCTTTACAAAGAAGGACATGATACCTACATCCATTCCAGCAATCAACATTGCATTGAGTGGTAGACTTGACGGTGGTTTAACACCCGGTCTAACGATGTGGGCAGGTCCATCCAAACACTTTAAGACAGCTTTCTCATTGCTGATGGCTAAGTCTTACATGGACAAATACAAAGATTCAGTATTATTATTCTATGATTCAGAGTTTGGTACACCTCAATCGTACTTTGAATCGTTTGGTATTGACCAAACAAGGGTGCTACATACTCCAGTTACAGACGTAGAGCAGCTTAAGTTTGATATCATGAAGCAGATCCAAGGCATCGAGCGTGATGACAAGATCATGATCATCATCGACTCAATCGGTAACCTTGCTTCTAAGAAGGAAGTTGAAGATACGCTTGACGGTAAATCTGTTGCAGATATGTCAAGAGCAAAACAAATCAAGTCATTATTTCGTATGGTTACACCACACCTTACATTGAAAGATATCCCGATGGTTGTTGTTAACCATACTTACATGACTATGGAGATGTACTCTAAACCAGTAGTTGGTGGTGGTACAGGCTCATACTATTCAGCAGATAACATCTACATCCTTGGTCGTCAACAAGATAAGGATGGTACAGAGTTAACTGGTTGGAACTTTATTATTAATGTGGAGAAATCTAGATATGTCAGAGAAAAAAGTAAGATACCTGTTACTGTTAGTTTTGATGGCGGTATTAGCAAGTGGTCTGGCCTTCTTGATATTGCTCTCGAAACTGGTCATGTGGTTAAGCCATCTGTTGGTTGGTTTGCTCGCTTAAACAAAGATACTGGTGAGATCGGTGATAAGTATCGAATCAAGGATACAGACTCTAAAGAGTTTTGGTTGCCCATCTTGACTGATAAAACTTTCCAAGATGCAGTCAAAGACAAGTATCAAGTCGCTCATGGTGCTATCATTCGAGATGAGGATATAGACATCGATGAATCTCTAGCAGCAATAGAGGACGAAGACCTTGTTGCATAAGATCCAATATGAAGAGTTCCCATACTCAATAGACAAGTATGGGATCGAGATCACTGAGGGTCAATATCAAGGTATCAAGTTCCTAATGGGTAAAGTTGAGCTTAAGGAAAACCCTGAGCAAGATAACTGTACTTTAAAGTACCACTATGATATAATAGAGAATCCAGTAGAGTTCCAAACACAAGCTGAAATAAACCAGTTTGAACGGTTTGTGGGAGATCTATTGATGCAGATGCTTGATGATGGTGTCAAGAAGAATGATTTAATTTATACAGGCGGTGTCGATGAGGATTGAAACAACCATACTAAGTAACCTTATATTCAATGAAGAGTATAGCCGTAAGGTCATACCATTCTTAAAACGTAGGTACTTTTCTGAACGTAAAGAAGCAATCGTATTCGAAGAGATATCTAAGTTCTTTGAAACGTATAACAAACCAATAACACCAGAGATCCTTGCGATCGAAGTAAACAACCGTAAGGACATCTCTGACAGCGATTTAAAAGATCAACAGCAATTGATCTCTGAACTGAAACAACAAGACACTAATGAGGAGTGGTTATTAAATGAAACAGAAAACTTTTGCCAAAAGAAAGCAGTCTATAATGCAATCCTCGACGCGATCGGTATCATCGATGGCAAAGACAAAAATAGGTCAGAGGATGCTATCCCTAGCCTCCTTTCAGATGCTCTTGGCGTTAGTTTCGATAGTCATGTTGGGCATTCCTATCTTGCTGATTCTGATCAAAGGTATGAGTTTTATCATCATGTAGAAGAGAAGATTAAGTTTGACTTGGATATGCTTAATAAGATCACAAAGGGTGGTCTAAGTAAGAAGACATTGAACGTAGTGTTAGCAGGTACAGGCGTGGGTAAGTCATTATTCATGTGTCATTGTGCGGCAGCAAACCTACTCGATAACAAGAACGTGTTGTATATTACCATGGAGATGGCTGAGGAACGTATCGCAGAACGCGTCGATGCAAACCTATTGAACCTCTCTATGGATGAGTTGAAGGTGGTCGATAAGCCCATCTTTGATAGTCGTTTAGATAAGGTCAGGAAGAAGTCTCAAGGTAAGTTGATCATCAAGGAATACCCAACTGCCGGTGCCCATGCTGGTCATTTTAGAGCATTACTTGAAGAGTTAAAACTTAAACAAGAGTTTCAACCTGACATTATCTACATTGACTATCTAAATATTTGTAGTTCACAACGACTTCGATATGGGGCTAACGTAAACAGTTATACCTATGTCAAGACGATTGCTGAGGAACTAAGGGGTTTGGCAGTAGAGTATAATGTACCCATCGTGAGTGCCACACAGACTACTCGGTCCGGTTTTACGAACTCCGACCCAGGTCTTGAGGACACATCCGAATCCTTTGGTTTACCAGCAACTGTTGATCTCATGTTAGCACTTATATCCACAGAAGATCTTGAGGGTCTTGGTCAGATCATGGTCAAGCAGCTTAAGAATCGATATAATGATCCATCATATTATAAACGTTTTGTGATTGGTGTGGATAGGTCTAAGATGAAGCTATATGATGTAGAGGTCACAGCTCAGAAAGGCATAGCAGACTCTGGTCAAGATGATAGACCAGTCTTTGATAAGTCCGACTTTGGCAAACGGGTGGCCACCGAGGAATTCTCGGGATTCAAGTTCTAACAAAGGGCTACTTCGGTAGCCTTTTTTTATTATAAATAATTAATAATTTACTTTTATCGATGGATCATGGCTGAAGAATTACAAAACCTAAATGGTGGTCTTACTATATTTGATATAGATGATACCTTATTCAAGACTACGGCACAAGTAGGAGTGGTCAAGAATGGGCAGGTAGTAAAGACACTCACCAACCAACAGTTCAACGATTATAAGTTGAAGCCAGGGGAGAAGTTTGACTTCACCCAATTTGCTAGCTCCGAGAAGTTTCTTAAAGAGTCTACACCGATCTCTAAGATGTTTAACAAAGCTAGAGCCATCGCTAAAAACGCAGCTAATACACCTAATAGTAAAGTAGTCATCATCACGGCTAGGAATAACTTTGATGATAAGAACAAAGTACTTGCTACTTTTAGTAAGTATGGGTTTCCAATAAATAAGGTTAGGATCGAGAGAGCTGGTAGGATCGAAGGTCAAATGATCCCAGCTTTTAAGAAAGCTATCATCATTAGGAACTACCTTAAGACAAGACAGTTCTCAAGGGTAAGACTATTTGATGACAGTATGAGTAACCTAAAAGAATTTTTAAAACTAAAGAAAGAGTTCCCATCTATAACTTTTGAGGCATATATGGCCAAGGAAGATGGCTCTGTTACCACGGTAAAATAAGGA